AAGTTGGTGCACAAGACGTTCCATCGAAACCTCTTGAATGGTTACTGATTGATGAAGGTTTGAGAGAAGCAACAGGTCTACCGGGACTTCCCAAGGGATATGTAACGCTTTTCCGTGGTTATAGTAATACTGGTAAATCGACAGCATTGATGCGTGTAATTGTTAGTGCTCAAAAGGCAGGTGACTTACCAATTATTATTGACACAGAAAATAATATTGATGTTGGTAATAAACGTTTGACATTGATGGGATTTGACTGGAATGGCGATTATATCTTGATTAATAATAAATATCTTCTTGATAATTTTGGTAAACCAAACGATAAGGATAGGAAGGAAGCAAGTATTGAAGATATGGCTAAATGTATGTATTATTTCATTGACCAACAAAAGTCTGGAAATCTACCGTATAATATTATGTTTGCAATTGATTCTATTGGTACATTAAACTGTACGAAAACTGTTAATGCACTGGAAAAGAACGACTCGGACAATAACCAATGGAACGCAGCTGGATACGAGAAATCATTTATGTCAATGTTAAATAATACAGTACCTGATAGTAGAAAAGTCGATAGTGAATATTTTATTACAGTTGCTGCTGTTCAGAAAGTTTGGTATGATGCAATGAATAAAGTAATTAAACATAAAGGTGGTGAGGCATGGTTTTTTGGTGCAAGACTTATTTATCATTTTGGTGGAATAATTACTCACGGAACTCGAAGAATTAGTGCAACAAGTAAGAAACGTGACCTTAATTATGGTTTTGAGAATAAAGTTAATATTGCTAAAAATCATATTGATGGTGAATGGGGTGGTATTTCACTGGAAGGTAAGATTATCTCAACACCACATGGATTTATTTATGGTGATACTGAACACGAAAATGCATATAAAAAAGAAAATATTTTGTACTTCCGTAATCGATTTGAGGATGATAGTATAACTGCAGACGATATTGAATTTAAAAGTAAAGCAATGGATGGTGATGGAAACACATCGTTTGCGGATGATTTAATTGAAAGAAATACTTTCGATATTCAGGAATAATTAAGTTAAACTGGCGAGTAACACATAAGTTACTCGCCAATATTTATTATGAGACATTATAGAGGTTATTGGACATATGATAGATGCAAAGAAATTGCATTAAAATACAAAAGTAAACGTGGTGGTTTAGGAGCATCGAGATATAAATGAAAACTCGTACACTTTTAATTGATGCCAATTATTTATTAAAACGTTCCTTTCATGGGGCAAAAAATACTTATACAACTAATTATGGAAATATTGGGTGTCTATATCAATTCATGACCACTTTGCGCATGTTAGTTAAACAACATATGTCTAACAAAGTAATCATTTTCTGGGATGGTCAGAATGGCGGTGTAATGCGACACAGGATTGATATTGCTTATAAAAGTAATAGGAAAAACAAAGAATGGTATAAGAAAATTGAAATGAGTGCTGTTGAAATACGCAGAGAAGAAGAAAAAGAAGAATCGATATTAAAAAACCGTATAAGTATTAAGAATTATATTGAAAATCTCTTTATTAGACAAATCGAATGTGATGATATTGAGGCTGATGACCTAATAGCAGCATATTGCCTCGAACACAACAACAAAGAAGAATTGGTTTTATTTAGTAATGACCGTGATTTTGCTCAATTATTAGATTTAAATATAACAATTATATTTCCAAATATTAACCAACCAGTTAATAAAACCAATTATATCATGCATTTCAATCACCATTACAGCAATGCATTGATATTGAAAATTATTTGTGGAGATACTGCAGATAATATAAAAGGCATTGCTGGAATGGGAGAAAAAACATTATTGGAACATTTTCCAGAATTAAAATTTAAGCATTTGAGTGTTAGGGATATTTGTAGACGTGCTGATGAAATAAATCAAGAACGGGTTCTAAATAAAATGAAACCATTAAAAGCACTTCAGAACCTCATTAGTCCAGAAGGTGTTGAAAGACTAAAAACTAATTTTAAATTAGTTAATCTTAGAGAACCAATGCTTAATGAAGTTGCAAATGAAGAACTGAAACAATTGGAAATACCGTTATCACCAGATGGTAGAGGTAGTAAGAATTTGTTAAAAATGATGAATGAAGATGATTTTCTTTCGGTATATGGTAGTACGTTTGTCCAATATGTTGAACCTTTTTATACAATCATAATGAATGAAAAACAATTACTTACAGAATATATTAAAAATAATCACAAACAGTTATAAAAAATCCTTTCATATTTAAGGTATTCTATATATATTTGTAAAAGTATTAACAATTTAATAATAATCAAAATGAGTGAAAAAGAATATAACAATCAATTTAGATTTTCCTTATCACAAGGAGATGTATTATTGTGTGAAAAAATATTCAATGCCGACCAATTTAACCCATATACAAGGTATTCGATAGATATCAGGGATATTTTGCCACAGGGTATCACCAAATTACAAAAGGTTTTGTCGAAAAGAAGCTACGATGTTGCTGTTCCGACAGGTAGAATCGACCAAACTATTGTAGATTCTGAACAAACATTTTATGACCTCTATGCGTACCATAGAAAAATGGTAAATGCATATCCTAATCAATATCGGGACGATATGCGCTATAATCCACAAATGATTACACAGAAAATTGAAGAAAAAACAATTCGTGGTGTCGAATGTAAAATTGGTTTATATATAAACGACAAACCAATTGTAGAAAGAATTTTCTATGTCGATGGGTTTAATCCTGTGGCAAGATGGTCAGTAGATGTTGTAGATGCAGTAGTAGAAATTGCAGATGCAATAGAAAATAAAATAAAAAAGAGCGACATTAAAAACATGTGGGATGATTATGATTTGATTAACATCAGAGGTCTCTCAATTAATCAAATCAGAGAACTTTCTCCAATCAATAGAAATGAAATGCTGAGAAGGCTCAGACACAACTAATCTTATTGGGACGAATATTGTTTTTATTTAAAAATAGTGTTCGTCCCAACTATATCTACATTCCATAATGAACGAATTAAATGAAAATACGTTAACTGCGTATTTAGGTCCTCAATTTCAATTGAAATTAATGTGGCAATTACTGGTTGAACCAGAATTTGCAGAAAAAACCATACCGAATTTAGCTATTGAATATTTTGATGACCCTAATCTCAAAAGGTTATTCATTATAATTACCGAATATTTTAAGGAATATGATAAAGTTCCTAATCTTCAGAACCAAAGTATTCAACAGGCAATTAACAAGTATAAAACACCAAACAATTTAATTGAAGAGGAAACACTCTTTGGTGTGCTTAAACGTGTTGAGTTGTGGAATGAAAGAATTATTAACAAGCAAATGTTGCACGATGGTGAAATTGTGCAAAAAGCTACAAATAGTTTTATTAAACAACAGGAATATAGAAAATTAGCTGAAGGAATTATTGATAAAGTTAAAAGTGGTGCGATAAGAAATAAACATGAACTATTTTCAATCGAAGATAAGTTTCAAAAAATTACACATATTGGTGAAGAAGAAGATGATTGTGAAGAAGTAACTGAAGGCATTGATAAAGCACTAAGAAAAGAATTTAGAAAAACTATTCCAACTGGTGTTGAAGTAATTGATGCATTAACTGGAGGTGGTTTAGGTAAGGGAGAAATTGGAGTTGTGTTAACACCTTCAGGGGTTGGGAAAGCCTTACCTAATAGTCATAAAGTATTGACACCAAATGGTTGGGTTGAAAATGGTACATTAAAGGTAAATGATTATGTATTTGGTAGTGATGGTAAATCACAGAAAATTTTGGGTGTATATTCCCAAGGTAAAAGAAAAATATATAAAATTACATTTTCTGACCAAACTACATCATATTGTGATTTAGAACATTTGTGGGCAGTAAATTCATTTAAACAAAGAAATCAAAAAACAAATATTGATGGTAAAACATTAAGTATACCTGACCACACATTTCAGATATTGAAAACATCTGAAATGCTTGAAGATTTTAAATTGAAAAACGGTTTAAATTATATGTTACCAAATGTATCACCAGTTCAATTTAATAAAACTGAAGTTAAAATAGACCCATATGTTATGGGGGTATTTTTAGGTGATGAATTGGGTTTGTATGGTACTGATTCAAGTACTAAGTTTATTCCTGAAGTTTATTTACATAATTGTGTTGAATATAGAGAAAAATTATTACAAGGCTTAATTGATTCTGATGGAGGTGTTGGTAAAAATAGTGCTATCATCTATTCAACAGTTTCAAAAAAATTGTCTGAAAATGTGAGAGAGTTAGTATTATCTTTGGGTGGTACTTGTAGAGTTAATGAGAAGTTTAAGACATATACTAATAGTAATAATATTAAGGTTTCTGGTAAATTAAATTATACATTAACAATTAGTTTCCCAAATAATGGTATAATTTCATGTACATTACCAGCTAAGTTAGATAGAGTTGTTATTCGTGATAAATATGAATATAATAAATTTATAAAAAATATTGAGTATTCACATGAAGAAGATGCAACTTGTATATATGTTGAAAATGATGACCATCTCTATGTGATTGATGACTATATATTAACACATAATACAACACTGCTTACAAAAATCGCAAATACCGCATATGAACAAGAATATAATGTAGCACAAGTAATATTTGAAGATACTAAAGACCAAATTAAACGTAAGCATTATGCTATTTGGTCAGGTATACCGTTAAGTAAAATTGATGACGATATTGAAAATGAAAAAGTAAAAGAAAGAGTACATGCAAAAGTAGAAACACTGAAAGGTAAAGGTAGACTTGTTATTAAAAGATTTAGTCAGGAAGATACTACAATAAAAGATGTTAAGAATTGGATGCTCAGTCATCAAAAGAAGTGGGGATTCAAATTTGACATACTTGTATTGGATTATCTTGATTGTCTGGAATCACATAAAAAGACACCTGATAGAAATGAAGCTGAACTTGCAATTATCAAAGGTTTTGAGACACTTGCTTCTGATTTTGATATTCCATCATGGACTGCGATTCAGAGTAACCGTTCTGGATTTGATGCAGAATTTGTTGAAGCACACCAAAGTGGTGGTAGTATCAAGCGAATACAAAAGGCACACTTTTTCATGAGTGTAGCTAAAACACCAGAACAAAAAGAAGCAAGTCTTGCAAATATCAGAATTATTAAAGCGAGGTTTGCACAAGATGGACAAACATTTACTGATTGTGTATTCAATAATGATACAATGGAAATCAGAATTGAAGACGATAGATATAAGTCGGTTAAAATGTATAAAGGTCAAAAACATCACGATGAAGTAGATATAAGTAAAATTGAAAGTACTGCAAATAAATTTCATGTTGCAGTTAGTGAATCTTTTAGTAAAATTAATGATGAAACAATTAATGAAGTACCAACAATACGGGATGTTATATTGGAAGATATGGCTAAAAAATTTGCCGAACAAAACAATAAACCACTAACACAAGTTACTGAAACTCCTTTAATTGAAGAACAAACTGAAAGTAGAATATCTGATGATGCTGTAAGTGATGCTGAAATCGTAAACATGCATTTCAGTACAAATAGAACTGATTTAAGTAGTCGAGAAGTAAATGAATTGGTTGATTTTGTTACAGAAACTGTGAGAGAAGCAGAACTACTGGAATTCTATAGTGATAATAATACTGATAATATATTAGATTTAAATGTAAATGAGGGAGTAAGTGAGGGTGTATTGGATTGGACGGGTGAAACGTTTACTCGTGAGGAAGTAGAATCTTTACCCGAAGTGACAATAAATGATGTTCCTTCTGTAGTGAATATTCCAGTCGATAATCGAATTTATGAGATTAAAGAGGCAGTTAAAAGTCCTTCAATGGAAAATAATCGAAGTATTTTAGAGGTTGAAAAACGATTATTAAACCCAGATGAAATTATTTTTGAGAATAGAAGTGTACATGAAATGTTGAAGAAAGAACGTAAAAATCAACAAGTTATGAAAAGTGGTTAAATTTTTTTACATA